TCCTGATTTAGGATAAAACCAATTTACTTCAGTATACAAAGAATTAGGTGCAGAATAAATTACATCGGATGAATTAAAGTTAAGACCTAGGTTTCCATTTTGTGTTGTGAATACAAAATCTTCAACTAAACAGGGAAGAGCTTTAACTGTACCATCGTATACAAAAAACCCACCTTCATTAGACATCCAGTACACTGCGCCATTAACATAACTTGCTGCGTGTTGTCCTATACATCCACAGTTAGTACCAACTTGTCTAACACTAAAAGTAAAAGGTGGTCCAACAAATTGAATTACATAAGCTGCAAGATCAGTTAGTACAAAAACATAATCCTTACCTTGTAAGACCGCTCTTATTTGGTTACCTGTATCTAATCTAAAAGTACCTGCAGTATTAATAGCAGTAGGTGTATAACTATTTAAATTTTCTTGATTAGAAAATCTTACAAACATTGGATCTTGAGTGGTTGGGTCCCCAATAGTTGTTTCCGTTCCAAAGTGAAATAAATGTCTATCTCTATCAGACACTAATGTAAATCTGCTTGCTGTAGGATTGTTTGTGGTTAGAAATCCCGAAGTATTTATAGAAGCTCTTATTCCTCTAGCGCCTGAAGCTCCTGCATTCCAAGTAAATGTTTTACCATCGAATATTGTTGCAACCAACACCTGACCAAAATTATCTAAAGACCAGTTTCCTGCGTCCAAGGTTACAGTACTTGTAGATCTCTCCGTTCCCCAAGTCTCAGCGCCCCAAGAAGAAGTTCCCCAACCATAACCTGTTGTTTGAGTTGTGGGTCCTACTTCAATATAAGGATTAACTGTAGCAGCTCCTGCTGCAGTCATACCTGCACCTGTTTCAGCGCTTACTGCTTTAACTGTAAATTTATCTATTGTTGGAACTGTTAAAATTTCATAAACTTTTTCTAAATCACCTGCTGTATAACCACTTGCTCCTGTGACCGTTACTGCAGATAAAGTCACATATCTTCCAATTTTTAATCCATGAGATCCTTTGTCTATTGTTAAGACATCGGAACCATTAACAGTAGTTAATGTACACCCTGTAATTGCTGTATCTAATGGGGTAATGTCAAAAAAAGCATTACCGTAAAATAAAAATAAACCTTGAGAAGTCCCAATAGCAGCATAACGTTCACCTGCTAATGAAGTCCAAGCTAATTGCGCTCTAGCTGCACCAGGCAACGTTTTAGATGAAGAAGTCAATTGTTCCCAACCCCCTATTTTTTCAGGTGCGGTATACCTAAAACGTACAAAATCACCATCCACCCATTGTCCGGGAAGAGCTGAGGGTACGCTTTGTTTGTTAAAACCAGGTGAAAAATCTACTTTTTTTAAGGCCATAAATGTGTTATATATTAATTATGAATGTAATGAAAGCGAAGAAAATAGTATAAAACCATGCTAATAAAAGCACAAGATTTAAAAGACATACAAGAAAATAAGGTTACTTTAGTTAAAAACTTCGCATCTTTAACAAGAGAATATGATTTTAATTTATTAAGTAATTTGATGGAAGAAAACGAATGCATTATTAGCCAAAAATCAAATGTAGGTAATTTAAAAGATGTATTTCAAATACATAAAATAAGTAATTGTTTAAAAGAATTTAAAACATTTTTTGATTTTTTAACTAAATTATTTAAATATGAAAGAGATTTGAGAGATGAAGTAGATTTATTTTTTAGTTTAGTATCTCAGGTTGGTAATAGTCATGTAGATATAGAAGATGTTTTTATTATAGGACTTAAAGGAAAAGTTATTTATAGGGTTTTTGATTTTGAAGATAAAGATTATAGTATTGAACAAGGTGATATGATTTTTATACCTAAAGGTATAAAACATAAAGTAATAGGAATAAATCCTAGGATTATTGCGTCTATCGGATTTTATGGTAAAAGAATTTATAATAAAAAATGAATAAAAAAACAGTTAATATAAACAATTTTATTGGAGTATATAATAATTAAAATGTTAAATAATGACGAAACTCAATTTGATATAAGAATAAAAGATAATTTTTTTAATGAAGAAGATTTTAATAAAATAAAATTGCATGCTCAAAATACAGCTTTTAAATCAAATGTCATTAGTTACCCGAATGAAAATAAACATGTATTTTTTACAGAAAACGCTTCAAAAGAAATTTTAGATATTTTATCAAAACAAGTTTCTGATTTTTTTAAAGTAAAAATATTAAACATACACCTATGTCAATTTTCTCTTGTAGCAAAATCTGACAAAGTTGAAGCCCATAAAGATTTTTCAGTCACTACAAATTTTCAAACCATTTTTTATATAGAAGGAAATGAAGATATTCATTCTGGAACAGGTTTTTATATTAAAAAAAAAGAAAACGAATATATATTAAATACTCATGTGGGGTTTAAACCTAATAGAATAGTTTCATGGGCTTCTAACGTATACCATGCGCCTTTAAGTTTTTCAGATTCCTATAAAAAAAGAATATCTTTAATAACACAATATAAAATAGACAACAAATGAATCAAAAAACAGTTAGTATAAATAATTTTATTGGAGTGTATGATAATTATATTACTCCAGAAGAATGTAATAAAGCTATTAAATTATATGAGGATCAAAATAAATTTAACAATACTATAAATAGAATAGGTGGAGAACAAGCCTCTATTCTACAAAAACAAGATCAACAATTTTTTGCAGCACCTTTTAACTTAAATGTATGGTGGGAGTCATTAAAACCTATGATGTTAAATTTTGATATAGCTTGGAATCATTATGTTAAAAATACCGGCGCCAAAGATGCTTATGGAGTTCCTTTTCATTTTACAGGTATGAAAATACAAAAAACTTTACCTACAGAAGGTTATCATGTTTGGCACATAGAACATGGAAAAGGTTATGAAAATGAACCTAGGGCTTTTGTCTTTTCTATATATTTAAATGATGTAGAAGATGGGGGAGAAACAGAATTTTTACATTTTTCAAAAAGAGTGAAACCTAAAACAGGTAGAATAGTTATTTGGCCTGCAGCATTTCCTTATTTACATAGAGGTAATCCTCCACTATCTGGTGAAAAGTATATTTTAACTTCATGGATGATGTTAAGAACATGAGTAATATTTATAATTTACTTATTGTAAATGTATTTCATGGAAAAATTAAATGAATTTAGCTTTTAATTTTCACAATCAATTATTTTGGATTCATAATTTTTTACCTCAAAAAACATATGAAAGTATGTATATTGATTTTATAAAAAACCGGAATAAATTAGATTTTGAAAAAACTGCAGTAAGTTGGAAAACTTTTAAAGAAGAAGTAGATGATTTATCGCAAAGTTATAGTCAAACTCAAAGTGATACAGGAAATTTAAATAAATATTTAAAAACTTATAACACTTTATTATTACATCAACCTTTTGTAAATTTATTAAATCATATATTTACAAGTCATCTTAGAAAATATAAATATAATCAACATCTAGCATGGCATAGTGACAATGGTAGTCCTGCTAGAAAATATGCAGCAACTTTTTATTTTAATAGAACTTGGAACCCAAGTTGGGGTGGTGAGCTTATGTTTAAAAATAATGAAGGATCTGGTTTTATACCTATAGTAGGAAATTCTTTAGTTATAGTTAAAACAGGCCTTATGCATAAAGTAAATCCTAATCTTAAAAAAACTCATCAGAGGTTTAGTATACAAACTTGGATAGATAGTGAGTAATACTTATAATTTATTTAGTGTAAATGTATTTCATGGAAAAATTATTATTCCTGTAAACATACATAAAAATATATTAAATTTTGTAGAAAAAAACTATGAAGAAAAAAATACTATTTCTTGTGTAAATGGATTTCAATACCATGAAAATTTTAACGATAAAAAAAAATTAAATGAAATTATAAATAAGCATGTAGCTAGTATATATCGTCTAAGTATTATACATGGGTGGCTGAATGTTTTAAAAAATAAATCTTATAATAAACCTCATTGTCATTCATCGGATAATACAGTAATGGCTGCAGTGTTATATTTATCTAATGAAAATAATAACATTACTTTTACAAGGTGTGGTGAAGTATTTGAAATAAAACCTAAACTTTTTGATTATTTAATTTTTCCTGAAAACTTATTACACTATGTATTACCAGAACAAAGAACAGAAAAAAGAATTTGTTATGCGTTTAATTTAAAACAAATATGATTAAAATAGTAGATAATTTTTTTAGTGAAAATGATTTAAAGTTTATACAAAATTTTGCTTTAAATAAAGCATTTTATACTCCTTGTTTTTTTAATAATGCTCCTGAAAAAAGTAAACAATATTTTTATGGCAATAGATTTTATTTAAATAATGAACCCAAAATTAAAAATTTAATGATAAATCAATCTCAAATAAAATTTTTAATAAAAAATTTAAAACTTAATTCAAAGTCTGGAATTGATCAAAGAAATTTAGATCACTTTAAACCTCATGTAGATTATGAAATTCCAGGAGATCCTATCATTAACATACTAATAATGATTTCTGGCCCTACTGCAGTTACAAATGGAACGGTTTTTTATTCAGATGGAGAATTAGATATGCATGTAGGATTTAAAGAAAATAGAGCTGTGATGTTTCCTTCTAATATTTTTCATTCATCTCATGCAAGTAACGTACCTAATTTAAAAAGATACACAGCAACTTTATTTTGTACTTCTTACGAAGAATAAGAAGTAGGTCTTGCACCTAATCTAATAATTTTTTCAGCTTCAGTTTCTGTAGAATTACCATCTTCATCTACTGCATT